GCCTGTTGCACTTACTGAAGTTATAGCTTCACTGACATGAGTTTTAATTGTACCTAAAGAAGTTGTACCCTGTACACTACCTAATTTTTCACCAGTTTTAGCTTCTATACTACCTAGCTCTAATGTACCACTAACACCAGTAAGTGAAGTAGAAAAACTTACAACTGGTTGTACTGTACCTATAGCACCTGTTGCAGATACACTAGCTAGTCTTTCACTAATGTCTATTTCAAAACCACCTGCTGAAACAGACTCTACTGCACCAGTACCTGATACACCTGTTAGTGTTTTTGATACACCAACACCAACAGTAGCTATACTACCTGTTGAAGCTGCTCCACCAAGTCTATGTGTATTGCTAAATTCTAATGATGCATTTATTGCACCTGTAGCGGATACACCTGTTATATTTGGTGCTATGTTTGGAGATATTGTTCCGATTGCGCCTGTAGCACTTACACTACCAAGTCTTTCGGATATATCAATTTCAAAACCACCAGCAGAAACTGATTCTATAGCACCTGTACCTGCAACTCCAGTAAGAGTTCTTGATATATTTACTGCACCAAAATTAGATGCACCATATACACCAACACCGTATTTAGCTGAAGCTGCTACGACTGCCATAACTTACCTCTTAGGCAATACGTATTACTGCAGTACTTGCACCTGCTGCTGGAAATTCTATAGTTAAATCACCTGCTGTAGCACTAACTGTACCACCAAAGTCAATTACACAAATTGCTTTGTTTGATGCAGAAGAGTTGTAAATAATACAACCATCTGCTGAAGTTGTTACGTTTGAAAACACTTCATCTGCAAAGTCTACTATTGCAGTTGTACCGTCTGTAGAAATGGCGGCACTGTCTAAGTTTTGCCCACCTGCAGAATAATTAGTACCACTAGCTTCGTCAGAGTTACCTGTAACATTTGAATAGTTAGTAGTAGCTGCATTATATGTTCCTGATGGTGAAGCTTTAATAAGTGCAAGTTTAATTGTATGAGTATCTAAATCATGGGTTCCACCCAAAAGCTCACTTTTAAAACTTGTACACATCGCTGTTGTTATACCCATTTTAAATCCTCTTAAAAATCTACGCAGTATTCCATTTTAGTTACTTCTAATACTGCATCTTTATCTTGCCAAGTTGGAACATAAACACATTCTATTTGCTTATACCCATTTTCTTTAGCGTAGTTAAACCTATTATTTCCTATAGCACAACGATACTTAAAATCTACATCTACAGGTTTAGTAGGGTCTTGTCTATATGGTTGTTCTTCAGCATAACGTAGAAAGGTTTTTTGTGACCAAACTATTGGGGGCCAAAGCATACCATTTTCATCTATTGATTTTTTAATAGCAGCTAAAAAATTTCTATCTGTTAAAGCAGCATCATCCATTCTGGCATATACTTCATCCAGATTAAATATTTTAATATCCCAACTAGATAATTTATTTTTAGCTTTAAGTATCATTTAGATGTTCTAAAGGGGCCACTTAAAAAGCAGCCCCTAAAGTTATTTTATGCTAGTAGATCACGATCTACTTCAGCAGCACCACCTGCGGCAACATGTGCAGTATTTTCGTTACCTATTGGACTTATATCCATAAGTAAAGCAAAAATACGAATCTTGCCTTCGTTTGGAGCAGTTGATGTAGCTTGTAGCTCAAGATCAAGCGTGTCAGCAGCACCTAGTAAAACAGGTACAGAAGCTGTAGATGCAGGAGTAAGGTAACCAACACCTGATGACAAGATAGCCGAGTCATCATCAATGTCTGCACCAGCTATGTACTGATCTACGTCTGATAAACCTAAGTTTACGGTATTACCATCAGCGCCAGATTGAACTGTAGTAATCATTTCAGCACCTGCATACAATACACATGTATCAGCAGGTATAGTTATCGCTTGCACGATGTCACCTGCAGATAATGAGTTGATAGCAGAGTTTGAAAAGTCTAGAGTTGTTTGCACCATGTATGGAGACTTTTTAGGGTTCCCAGAACCTCTAGCACTTACAACTAATGAAGAAACTGTAGCCATTGTTTATTCCTCCCTACGCTGCATTATACTTGGCATTAACAAGAGCTTCTGGACGAAGAATCTTTCTGCCATATAGATGCATACCACGAACAATGTCAGCAAAGCTGTCAGGGTCACGATATGTTTCTGTTTTATTGATTTGCTCCGCAGTTGCGACAGCAGAATCATGTCCAGCTACGATTACACCGTAGTTGGCGTTTTGGTTTGCAGAACCAGTTGTACCTGGGCCTGTACCAACGGCTGGCAAGTTGCTTGAAGTATAAACACGGAAACCATGAAAGTTATTCAAAACAAGACCATTACGCATACCACCAGATTCACCGAAGTCTGCGTTGAAAAGACGTGAGTCTTCATCACGAAGAATTTCCATGAACACTGGGTCTACAACAATCCAACGTCCTTGTGTATCAACTTGTTGTTGATCCAACAAACGAGCCATTCTAGCTACAACCATTGATGGTGAAGCTGTGGCAGTTGGAAGTGCAGTAGCACCTGGCATACGTGCTGCTAGTGGAATTGAGTGATCCCCAGCAGAGGTAGTTGTAATATTGCCAAAGTCGCCTTTCTTTAACTGCATGCTTGAAAGCAATTCGTTAGAGCCAGCAGTAGATACAGCTTTTGAACCATTTACTTGGTCATTAGCTGTGTCTGCTTGTGAGTGCAGAGATGACTGTTTAAAACCTGCTAGGTAACCAAGAACTTCTTGGTCATGCTGATCAGCTAAACGGTAAGCTGCACGGTTAGTTGCAAGATCCATGAAGTTGACATGTGAGTGTGCTTCTTCGATGTCATCAATTTTAAAAGCAAAGTAGTTTGCTTTGTCGATGACAAGAGAGAAGTCCTCATCGTCTAGATCTTGTGCAGAAACAGTAGTTCCACGAGCATAGCTGCTCACAGAAATTTCTGGTTCTTTGATGATTTTCACTGTATCACCTTGAGCAGCAATCTCTCCGAAATAATCAGAGTTTGTGATATCACCAGTAACAGTACTCTTGCGGAAAGCAAGCTGTACTTTTTTCGAGTAAATTACGGAACTAAAATTACCATTAGGTAAGTTACCGTGACCCGATGCGGATGTAAAAGCCATGATAAATCCTCCTGTTATTTGGCTTTGGGTTACAAAGCTAAACGTACATTAAAGAGGCTGAATATTTTCTAGGGTGCAATCTAGTAAAGATTCGCCAATCAATACTAGTTGGGCCTGTACTTACTCAGGTGATTCTTGTTAGTTTAGACTTTCTTAAAGGTTAGCATAGAGGTAGTCTGAATGAGGCTCTGTTTGCTATGACCTTAGTTATATTAACAAATTTAAATTTGTCAACATCTTTTATCTGGCAGTGCCAGAAATATCGTAAATAAACTTATTTGCCCTAAGAGCTTCGTTTATTTTATCTTGATTTTTCTCAAAATCTTTAGTAGACATCTTAGCTACATCAGATTCTTTAATGTAACTTCCAGCTTCATCAGCATCTACAGATGTCTTGGTTCTTTTTGTAACAACAGAAGCAGCAGCTTTTTTATTTGCTTTCTTATCTGTTTTAGTTATTTTGTGATCTATCTTATATAAATCAATAACTCTTACTACAGAAGCAGGATCATCTGCATTTTCATACAAAGCATCTTGAACCCACTTAGGTTGTTCTTCTGCCCAGTTATGAAACTTATCTGCAGCTTTTAACTCATCAAAGTCAGGATGCTCCTGTCTTATCTCTGCTTCTAGTTCTATACGTTTAGCTTCGCTTTGTACTTCATCTATTTCTTGAAGTCTTTTCTCTGCTTTACTAAACATTTCTTGTGCTTTTTTAGCAGCAATAGTTTCTACTATACCTGCAACATCTGGATATTTCTTTGACCATTCAGCAATATCTTCATCAGATTTAGGTGGAGTAACAGAGGTATTCTCTAACCTATTCTCAAGAGCTTCAAGTCTTTCTTTCCACTCTTTTTCCTTTTCACCCATATGGCGTCTTAAATCACCATAACGTTTTTTAAAAGATTTTTCTTCTGCAGATAGCGTTTCTTCTTTAGCTTCTGTATGGGCCTCTTTCTCTTCGGTAACTTCTTCTTTAGATTCAGTTTCACCACGTTGTTGGGCTTCAAGCTCTGCAATCTCCTTTTCTTCGTCTTCCATTCGTTGTTGTCGTTTGGCGTAGTTAGATCCACGTTCAACAAATCCTGCAGTTTTTGGGGTTTCAATTTCTGCTAGTTCAGGCATAGTATTTCTCCTTTTATGTTGGGGTCAGCCGTAGCTGAGTAGCCTTATCGTTATCAGTATAGGGTAGCCTTATCGTTATCAGTATAGGATAGGGTTAATAGGTTGTACAACTTATTTTTTCTTTTTCTTAGACATTAAGCCGCCTTTATCCATTCCTCTTGGATCACCTTCTTCTTTGGCTTTTTGTTTTGCAGTTTTACTTGCACTTGATGGTGCTGATGCTCTACCAATTTCAGCAATACTTTTACCAGTTTTCTTACTTTCTGCTTTAATAGCATCAGCTCTTTTACGAGTATCAGCCATCATTTTTTCTAAATTACTTTTACTCTCATCACTTCTTTGTCTACGTAAAGCATCTGTTTCAGTTCCAGTATCACCATCTTTTTTAAAAGTTGTGCTTGTTGAAACTCCTTTAAGTTTAGAAGTATCAATATATTCAGGTTTTGGTTTTGTTGGTTGTTTCTCTTTTATATTACCACCAAGTTCTTCTAAGAAATCTAATTTACCATCTTTATTTTTATCAAAGTTACCCATACCACTAGTTGTAAACATTCTACCAGAAGCTATAGAGTCTGCAATTTTTCTATTAACATTATTATCATCTATGTACTTATCAATCTTAGCTTCCATAGCAGAAATTTCTTCATCACTGTATTTAGCTTTACCATTAACTTCCGTAACTTTAGCCATAGCTACTGTTGCTCTAGCTTTGGCAACATTACTTAAATGTCCAATACTGCCAACTGCTTTAAAGATAGGCATGTTGGATAATATTCCACCGATCATACTTTGATCTTCTTGTTGTGCTCCCAATAAACCATCGAGATAACCTGAAGGGTCACTTACATCTATACCTTCATACCAAGGTTTTGGTTCTGGTGCTGTAGTCCCTGGACCATCGTCATCACTGCCACCACCACCTCTTTGTGGTGCGACATAATTAGGATCTATAACACACATAGTTCCATTCCACATCATTCCTTCAGGGCATCCACCTGGTGGTTCTTGTGGAGCTTGTGGTGGGCCATACCCTGGAGTACCACCTGATCCTGGATATATGTATGGTGCATTCATCCCAACAGTCATAGCCCCTGGGGTAGCATATGCTGGTACATAAGGTTGTTGATAAGGATTAGTAACCATACTAGAATCATAGTAACCTCTTACTTCTCCACCTTCACTTAAAGCAGTTGCTTGTGAGGTCATTTCTTGACTCATAGCATCAAGATTTCTTTCGTCACCTACTAAGCTTTGTAAAAATTCAAATTCTTCAGAACTTAAATCCTCATCCATAGATCTAGCAGGAGTAGGCTCATTAATAGGTGTTCCACCTATTCGACCATTTTGTTCCATATCTTGCAAGCCCATCTTAGCTTTAGTTCTTAAATCTTCAAAAAACTTTACACCGTAGAAACGAACTACATCAGCAGGAACAACATACTCTCCTTCTGACAACCTTGCTGGTACATCATCTCTTACTTCTTCCGCAAGAGAACCAGAGGGAACTTCATTACCTGATACAGGATCTCTATTCATTCCATCATCCCTTAGTCCACCCTCATCTATGAAGGCCATTTGCATTTGATCTTTCATTGTGACACCACCTTTATTGTATAATTTCTCACCTTTTATATGTTTTCTATATAAATCTGGAAAAGTTTCTTTAGCTCTTTGTTCATCTATTTTTACCATTTGTTTAAAAGCACGTACAACTCCTGGACCCCAATCATAATTAGCTTTTTTAAATGGATTCTCTATCTCATCTAATTTACTTTTTATCCAACGTGTAAGTCTTTCCCAATTATTCTTAGGTACATCTCCACCTTTATAAAATCTAAACTGTGCAAACTCTGGTATTTCAAAATCTGAAACATCTATTATTATTGGGTCAGAACCTGCTTCAAATGATATAAGATCATCTTCTTTTCTTTCAAAATTTATTTTACCTTTAGTTTCTGATTTTAATTCTTTTAAAGCTTTAATAGCTGCATCTTCATACGTTGCTTTAAAAGCTGGTTTAGAACCACCTCGTCTAACTTTCATAAGTGATTCTACAGGAGGAATAATTATTTTATTTATACCACGTTCTTTTGCATCTTTAATTACACCCAATAAAGCAGTGCGAACTGAACCAGTTAAATTTAAAGGTACTAAATGATCAGTAAAATCTTGTACATTTATTGCACTAAATATACTTGCTAGATCTTCTTTCATTTCACCATTGTTGTTTTTATCATGTTTTCTTACAACAGATTTACCAAAAACATAATCACCTAAAACATTAGCAAAAGCATTATCAATTTCACTTATTTCTTGTATACTTCTTCTTTTAATAGCACTTGTTTTTAAATTAAATTCTTTTGCTAACTCATCAACAACTTCGCCATAAGTAATTTCATTACGTATGTGTTTATCTTTTAACTTTGTAAGTTTTTTAACTGTGTCAGTAAGACCTACTTTTATTGCAGTTTCTGCAGCCTCTTGATCTGTTATACTATCAAAATCATAATTATATCTTTTTATTTCGTCTTTAAATTTTTTACTAAGTGGGACATTCCCAAGAAAATAAGAAGAAACAAAATCGAAAAGTTCAAGTTCATAGTGTAAACCTATATCACCTAAAGTTGGTAGACCATCATCTCGATCTTTTTTAATGTTAGCCCAACGCTCACTTGTTTGTTTACTTGCTATACCACCACCTTGTACAGCATCACTTTGAAATTCGTCAACAACTGCGGCTGATTTATCTCTATGGTTAATATAAGTTACTCTAGCATGACCTAAAACACCACTTTCTCCCCAATGCTCATATGCTCCATCATAAAAACTCTCTTTTTTATTTTTATTTGTTATTAATATTTCTGCATAATCAAAGTCTTCAAAACTAGGTCTTTCTGATATTAAAGATCCATCATTATTTTTTAACCTAATAGCCTTTGTAATTCTTTGCATAGTAAAAAATTTAGGTCTTTTACTTGGATCTCCTACTTCAAATCTAGGATTAGTAAGAACTTCTATTTCTACTTGTGGTGTATTTTCTTTTGCAAGAGATAATAGTTCATCTCTCTTATATACCTTATCATCTTCTAATATATCAAGAAGTCCTGACCAATATAACTCTTGTTTGTTTATATTAGGTGCATTTTTTTCTAAAAACTTTTTAGCTACTTTACCAGATATACCTTTTTTACCAACTCTATTTTCTAACGCAGTAGTTATAGAACTATAAAAATCTCTTGTATAAAATTCTTTATCTTTTCTAAAACTTTCTCTAGCAGCTTCAGGTGAAACTGTCATATATTCTGGATCGCTGTCATAAAAAAAATCTACAACACCAGTTTCAAAAAGTCTTTTGTCTGTACTTTCTTTTGTAAGTGGAGAAACTTCACTTTTAGGTAATGTATCAGTACGTTTTCTTTGTACTGGTGTTATCTGAGATCTATCAAAGTCTGATGTATCTTTTGGTGTTAATCTAATATTACCACCTAATGAACCTACAGCATCAGGATCAACCTCAATACGTTTAGCAAAATCTATTGCTTGTTTTCCTGCACCTGATTTGAGTGCTTGCTTTGCAACAACTGCTGTAGCAGCACCAGCAGGAACTAACTCTAAAGCTGTAAGTGCATCTCCGAATACACTTTCTCTAGCTCTGTTTACTTGCTCATCTGTAGCATCTGCATACGTAACATTGTACAAACGTTTAAGTCGCATATCTAAATCTTCAGTACCAAGTCTTTGTACACTGTCTGCAATATCTTTTACAACACTTTTAGTTGTATCAACAGGACTTGTTACAAATTCTTTTGCACCTTCATATGCACCTACTGCTATATTTTTAAGAAAACCAAGTTCATCTTTATTAAACTCTGTACCAAGTTTTTCACCAAAAGATTCATACTCATTATCTAAACCAACAATATTATCTACTAATAATTCTACATAACCCATACCTTTTTTAGGTTGTGCATTTATTGCATCATTTATACTTTGGTCAGTTACTGTAGATCTTCTTTTAAATTTTAAAGCAGGATCTTCTTTTTGTACATCACCACCTTTAAAGAAACCATCTGCAGTAGGATAATAATCTACACCATATCTACGCAAACCTATGGCAGCTAAAGCTTTACCGATACCTTTTGCATAACTACCCATGTCATACATAAAACTGTTTTCTTCTTTTTCAGGTTCTACATTTTCATATACTTTTTCTGGGTAACCTTTTTCTATTTCTTCCAAATCAAACATTGTGTCTGAACGCCACTCAGCATATGCAGTAGCTTCTGGTTCACTTTCAAATGTTGGTAGCTTTTCTCCAGTAATAAAATCTCTACCTTCGTTGTCCTTTAATTTTTGTTTTACTTCTTCATCAGATAACCTAGAACCGTCCTTATCAATACTAGGAGCAGTAATCCATTCAGTTCCCCAAGGTATAGTCGTAGTTACTTCAGAATAACGAGTACCTTTTTCACCAGTTATATCCCCTGTCTTATCAATCCAAACAGGTCTACCACGAAGTGTAGTATCTTTTGTTTTACTTCTAGGTCTAGGTTTAGGAACTAAACTACTATTCATTATTTACTTTATCCCTTAATCTAGTTAAAGAACGTAAAGCACGTATCTCACCTTGATATCTAAATATTTCTGCAGGATCGTCTAGTTGCTCTATTTGTTTATGTGCAAAGCCAATACGAAAATACATCTCATCTAGCATTGCATCCCACTGTGGTTTATTATTTACCACTAGTTTTAGGTTGCTCACTGTACTGGTGCTCCTTGGTTATTAGCTGCAAATCCTGGCTCTCCAGGTTGTGGTACATTACCAGTACCTATAGTTGCTCCACCTGCCCCAGTTGGATCTTCTGCTTGAGCACCTGCTGGTGCTTGACCTTGTTGTTGTTGAGCTTCAGGTGGTGCAGCTTCAGGATTTTCTTGTCTAAATTGTTTTAATATCTCAGCTTGTATTGCAGCATCAGATAAAGAATTAACAAGTTTATCTGGATCAAGATCCATTGATTTACAAATTTCTCGAATAACATAATCCATTCTAGCAAATGGTGCAAGCACTGGGTTTTGCACAACTTGTAAAAACTGCATTAGTCTTTGGCTACGAACTTCATTTGCCATAAGACTTTCGGTTCCTCTAGATTTAATTTCTAAATCACCTTTAATTTCTGGATCATAATCAAACTGCATATTAAAGCTATAAAAAGCTTTTGCTAATGGGCTTAGTAAATAATCATCCACATTTTTGACAACATTACGTATGCTGCCGTTAGCAGCAGACATAAGCATACTGATTCCAGAAGCAGTACGCCCCACTCCTTGAACTCCTGTTTGACCATGTGCAAAAGATGGGAAACCTGTTGATTCATCTGCTAATACCCTTGCTTTATCGAACATCTGCATGTTCTCGTTAGATACGTTAGGAAACTTTGTTCCAAAAATAGCTTGCCCAGGAGCACCGCCTTGTCTTCTAAATACTTTTCCTGGATATACAGATAGATCTTGACCTGGAGTTAGATTAGTTTCGTCTACCTCTATTAACATATTACCTGACAGTGCAGCATTATCTACTGCCATACGCATAAAACCATTCATAAGAGTTTGCGTATCATCCATATTTTCTGCTAAACCAATACCAAAAAGATTGTAAGGGTTTATTTCATATGGTACTGCATAGTATGGAATAATTGCAGGTGTAAAAGGATTAATAACTAAACGTAAAACTTGATTGTTACAAACCCAAATATTTACACTAACTTCATCTAAATCTTTAAATTCTTTTGGTATATCTACATTATGTTCTTTTATAATGTCAGTGTCTACATTACCCCAAAACTCAAGAACCTCATATCTTTCTGGATTTGTTTCTTGAGCATCATCTTCCATTATTTGTTCCCACCACTCTTTAGTGTAGGACTCACCAAGTTTAATTGCATTGTCTATAGAATTGCTTCTAAAAAAAGGTCTGTTTTTTAAATTTCTTATTTGTGACCTAGACATTTTATGTCTTTCAACGACATACTCTGCCTCATCCATATTTGCTGCGTCAGGATCTGGATAAAAATTCCAAATAGATACAGAAGAAGTTTGGGGTATAGTTTTAAATACAGGACTGTACTCACCGTCCTCTGACCAACTAGGGTATTCTTTATCTATTGCAAATGGGCCTTTCATAATACCAGTGCCAAACAATGCAGTTTCAAATGCTGCTACACGTAGTTGCTTATTAGCATTTGATTCTTCTAGTTGGTCATGTATCTTCTTTTCCATTTTCTTAGCTGCAATCATAGCAGGATGTACAGTTATCTGAGTTGCAGTCGTTCCTGGCCCTTCTTTAATTATCTCAGTTACAGGAGATAATTGATCTTCTAATCCAGCAAGTCTTTCTTGTACCTGTTGATAAGTTTCACCTGGAAGTGGTTGCATATCCTCTTTAGTTATACCTGAAGCTTTTTTAAGATTTTCATCTGTTTCAAAATGTACAGACTCTGCAACACCTTCAGGAAGTGTTGTGGGTTCTATTGATATTGGAAACTTATTATTACCAAAGAGAACTTCTACAATCTGCCCATAAGCAGCAAGAACTTTTGTTTTAGTTACTTTAACAAACACCCTAGATTTTTCTGTAGAAGTAAATTGTACATCTGGCCCATACAAACCACGATAGTTACGGTATGCTTTTACCCATCTTTGTTCTTCTGTTTCTCTAGCTGTAGATGCTTTTTTGTATTTATCTTGAATTAAACCAACAATAGTTCCAACAAGAGGATCTGTGTAAGAATCTTCTTTGCTATCTTCTATTGCAGTAGAATCTGCAGAATCCATTGTTTCTTCAAAATCTTCTTCCATTATTGGTTATCCTTTATTGTTTTCCAAGGTCCATTATCAAAATCATATTGTTCTTGACAATTAGGACAACTATTAAATTTATCTGTATTATAATTTATAGAACACTTTGGGCAAGTTACAATCATCTTAATACCCAAAAGTAGTATCGCTTATTTGAAATCCAGAACCTTCTGTAGGTGCAAAATCAAAAAGATTACTACGTGGTCTAGTCATTATACCATATCTCAAAGCATCGTAAAGGTGATCTTCAGCATTTGTATTTACATCTTCTGGATTAGTTTTATCTAATGGTAGTGCAGGTAATTGTGAAATTAAATTTTTACAATTATTAAATATAACTAATCTTGGTTCTTCTGTAAAATCATCTACTTGCAATCTTCTATGTAATTCGTTTTTACCTGCTACACGAGAACCTTTTGATCTGTCAGATGGCCTCCAACGGCAACCTTTAATAATCATTTGTTCTGCTAGGCTAGGTCCAGTATCACCACGTTTATGCCATAAAGAAGAGTCAAGTACCCCGTATCTTATTTTATCACCTTCTTCTGCTGCCAGAACTAAATCTGCTAGATCTGTAGCAGTAACTTTAGATACGTACATTTCTCTATATACGACAAGTTGTTCATCTGGAGTTACAGCAAACCATAGAACACCTGTATGAGAACCATAACCATAATCACATGCTCTAAACTTTACCCAGTTATTTGGTATATCGTAAGGATTTATTACATGTATCTTACGATTAAACTCTGGAAATGCAGCACCTTCGTTTACATCCCAGTTACCTTCTAGTAGTTGTTTTCTTTGATGTTCTGGTAACGAAAGCAAGTTAGCTTCGTACATTCCATCTTCCGCTAGGTATGGGTTATCAAACAAAGTGGCAGGTATAAACCTTCGTTTAAAGAGTGGTTCACCTTCTTTAGTATGACCTTTAGGCCATACGATTGTTTCACCTGTTTCATAGTCTTGTGCCCAAAAACTCTTCTTTGGTACTTCTGGGTCTATAAATGTTTTCTTTACCCACTGGTGGCCTGGACCCCCAGGGTTACTAGTAGCTCTCATATATAAAGGAAGACCACTTGCTTTTGTAGCACGTAGTCTTGATCTCATATAATTCCAAGGATAAGGGCTAGGCCATTGTGTAAGTTCATCAAAACCAATCCAGTTAAAGGCTTGACCCTGATATCGCATAACATCGTCATCTCTATCTAAATAAGACATCCATAGTGTTGCACCAGATGGTGCTACCCAAGTCTTATCCCTTTCCATAAACTTAATACCTGGAACTGCTTTAGGATATAGTTCCTTAGAAATAGAAACAAGTTCTCTTAGTTCCTCTGTACTTCTCCTAACCAACAACATTCTTGCATGTGGGTTATTAAAATATCTTACAGGATCTACAACTAAACTATAGCTTTTACCACCACCTGCAGATCCACCATATAAAACTTCTTGTTCTGTTGACGACAAAAACTCTGTCTGTGGGCCTGGGTTAGGTTTAAAAACAATCTCTTGAGGTGCAGATTCTTCTACCTCATACACCAGAGGCTGTTCTAAGTTCTTTTCCACCGAGTCTTTCTGCTTCAAGCTTCTTCGCTTTTTCGAGGGCTTTTTTGTATTTTTCAGCAAGGTGGCGTTGGTTTGCAGCTTCTCTCTGACGTTTTCGCTCAATGGTAACTCTTTTCATTAATCCTACATGTGATATATATCTACCTGATTGTTCACTTAACCAAGCAGATACATCTCTGTAGCTATATTGTTTTAGATACTTTTTTGCTTCTTCTAACAAATTTAATTCATTTGATATAGGAAGTAATATATCAGGATCATTAGGATCTTGCTCATACCCAAATGGAACATGTCTGCCGACTCTTACAACAGACCTCCATTCAAACTCTTCCCCTTTTTCTGGGGCTGGAAGTTTCCATGTTTTAGTTATTTTATTCATCTTTTGGCGGTAAAATAAAAAGTGGACTTGTGGTAGCTACTTCTACTTTATCAGTAGCTTTAAATCCACCCCGATCTAAAATATCTTTTGCTGCTGCCATTTTTTCTTTATTACCTAAATCAGTAGGGCTTTCCATAATTTGTCTCATAGAAAAAGCAGCTTTAGTTGCAGTAGAAGCAATAAACTTTTTAGTTCTTTCTGCTATCTCTTCCTGTAATGCATTAACAACAGATGAAGTTGCTACATTATCAGAATAGCCAGCCATTCTTTTAGCTGTAGCAAAATCACCATTTGCATCTTCAAACAAAACATTTAAAAATGTTTCTTGTTTTTCTGTGAGGTTACGATTCATTTTCTTTTCCTTACAGTTCCACCTTTTGCGGCTCTAAAGGTTTTGGTTTTTTTTGCAATTTTCTTAGGTTGAGCCACATGCTGCTTACCTGCCTTAGTGCCTTTTCGTTTTGCTCTGGAAGTGGCTGCGTACTCACTAGCACTAAGAGACTTAATAGCCGCAGTAGGTAGGTAACGTTCACCAGTAGCTTTAGAGCCTTGCGTAGATGGTTTACCACTTTTGGTTCTCCATTTTTGTTTTGTCCAAGACTTTAAACTTTTTTGTGATTTAGATAATGCCATCTAGCAACAATCACACTCTGGATTACATTTACGGTTTAGTAAAGCACACCAAAGTCTTTTTAAGTATCTTCTCATTTGTATCCTCCACCTTTTGCTTTATATTGCTTTGCAACCATTTGAGCTTTTCTTGCTGACCATTGTCCAGGTTTTCCACCTTTACTACCAGCTTTTACTCTAGCTACTAGGTTTTTACGCATAGTAGA